ACTAATAACCAAATTAAAGACAAACAGCGCGGCACACGCCTCGCCCAAGATTGGGTTTTAACAAAATCATTGGGGGAATGGCAAGAGTTATTTGTAAAAATGGAATTTATACGTTGCGCAGTGATTGGGATGTGGATGACATTTTGGATGCCGCAAACCAAATGAATAAAAAAATAACCAATGACCAAGCAGTGCGCGTTATGTATCACGTAACCCATACATTTGATGCCAATTTTGGAATCAATTGGGATGTTATTGAAACATCCATACGTGATATTTTGCTTGAAGATGAATTAAAAAAATCATGAAACAACCATACATAAACATTGAGCAAGGCTCGGACGCGTGGAAGCAAGCGCGTTTGGGTCACGTTACAGCCAGCAACATGGCAGACGTTATGTCCAAAGGCAAAGGCAATGCTGAAGCCGTTGGGCGTTACAAATACAAAGTTAAATTGGTTGCAGAACGTTTAACAAACACAAGCGCGGAATCCTACACAAACGCGGCTATGGAATGGGGCATTGAACAAGAACAGTTTGCTTGCATTGAATACGAAGCGGCGCAAAACGTTTTTGTTGAACGTACAGGCTTTTGGTTGCATCCGACAATTGCATGGCTTGGCGTGTCACCCGACCGCCTTGTTGGCAACGAAGGCCTCATCGAAGTGAAGTGCCCCAATACGACAACGCACCTTGGATATTTGTTTGAAAACAGAATCCCGCCGGAATATTACAAACAAATCCAATGTCAATTATGGGTAACGGGTCGCCAATGGTGTGACTTTGTTTCCTATGACCCCCGACTGCCCAAGCGTAATCGTTTATTGATTGTGCGTGCAGACCGAGATGAAAATCTCATTAAAGAGATGGAAGCCGAAACGATACAGTTTTTGGGTGAAATCAATCAGTTAATCATTAAATTGGAAGGTTAAACATGGCTGTTAATAAATTTATTGGCATTGGCAATTTGGGCAAAGAACCCGAAATGCGCTTTATGCCCGATGGAAAAGCGGTTTGCAATTTCAGCATTGCAATTAGCGAAAAATACAAAGACAAATCCGGCGAGGCTAAAGAAGTTACCGAATGGGTCAACGTAGCATTGTTTGGCAAGTTGGCTGAAATTGCTGGGGAATACCTGAAAAAAGGTTCAAAGGTTTACATTGAGGGCAAAATGAAAACCGAGAAATATTCCAAGGATGGCGTTGACCGTTACACCACCAAAATTATTGGTGAAAAAATGGAAATGTTGTCCAGCAAAGGCGAAACCGAAAGCAAGCCAAAAGCCGCGCCTGTGGAAGAATTTGAGGACAGCGAAATCCCGTTCTGATTAGAATGAGGCGTAGTTGCCATTTGGGGGACATCGCAAGGTGTTCCCCTTTTTTTCCCCATAAAACGTCATGTATCCCCAATGCGCACCGGCATTACCAGTTTTAATAAAATTCGTTGTATTTTTGCAGAAATGCAAAATATTTTAGGAACATGCCGGAAACATGGTTTTTTGCCTATAATACTATACATGGCACAACGTCATACATTAAACATCTTAAAGGAAGCAATCATGACACACGTAGAAATCACACCAAACAAAACTTACAAAACTGCCGCCAATGCACACGCCGCAGTTGCTAAGAAAATCAGCCCCAATTTAGAGCAACCTCATTTGGGTGCTATCCGTTACATTGTTGTTCAACATACAGACGGACGTTTTTATCCATTGTTTATTGGCATTAACGCATTGAACTATGGAATCCACTTTCATTTCAACGTAATTAATTAATAACAGCAACGGGGGTGCAAGCCCCCCATTTTTCAATCATTTAAAAGGAAAGCAATCATGAAATTTATTAAACAACTTGCCACATGGGTATTACAAGCGTTGGTTGGATTGGCGTTTGTATTGGGTGGCGCAATGTTCCTTGTGGAATACATGTCCGGATGTGGTGAAAATTACATCGACTCCAAAGGCGTTAGTCACGCCAATCAATGTATGTTTATCAATCGTTAATCATTTAAAAGGAATTTAATCATGGCACACGAACTTACTATCCGCGCAAATGGCTACACCGAAATGGCTTTTGTTGGCGAAACCCCATGGCATGGCTTGGGTCAGGAACTTGACCAAAACGCAAGCATTGAACAATGGCGCGTAGCCGCTGGCATGGATTGGACAATTGAATCATCACCCGTTTGCTTTATGCCTCACGGCTTTTATGGTGACGTTGTTAATTTCCCCAAGCAAAACGTATTGTTTCGCAGTGACAATGAACAGCCATTGTCCGTAGTGTCCGACCGTTATCAGGTGGTTCAACCCGCACAGGTATTGGAATTTTTCCGTGATTTGGTCGAACAATCGGGTTTCCGTTTGCATACAGCCGGCACATTGTTTGGTGGCAAGCGTTTGTGGGCATTGGCAGAAACTGGCAAATTTGGGGAAGTTGCCCAAGGCGATGGCATTGGCGGTTTCTTATTGCTGTCCACATCGGCAGATAAATCACTGGCAACCACAGCGCGGTTTACAAGCGTTCGTGTAGTGTGTAACAACACATTGTCTTTATCATTGCAAGACAGCGCACATAGCGTGTCCTTTACGCATGCACGCAAGTTTGACCATGAGTTAATGAAGTCCAAATTAGGCGTTGCCGTATCATCGTTCGATGCATTTATGGAAATGGCTAAACATTTGGAACGTCAACGTATTACAGCCGCACAAGCCGATAATTTCGTTAAACGCATATTGTTTACTGCCGACCAATTAAACGACCCACGTCTTAATTTGGATAAAAATCGTCCGTATAACAAAATTTTGGCATTGTTTAATGGCGAAGCCAAAGGCGCGGAATTGGTTGGTGACAGCAAATGGGCGTTGCTTAATTCCGTAACCGAATATTTTGACCACCACCACCCATCGCGTACAGATGATGCACGCTTAAACAACGCATGGTTTGGCAATGGCGACACAATAAAAAATCGTGCTGTTGCTGTATTAACGTCTTGACAGATATTAGATATTTGTTATCATACCCTCATCTAATACATGGGGGTTTTTTATGGCAAACGCGGCATCCAAAGTGCGTAGCATTTTTAAATCAGCGGACAATGCGTTGACATTAACGGACATACGCCATGCGTTGCCTGAATTGAAATCCAGTCAAATTTCAATGTCATTGTGTTATTTGATGCGTCAACGTTATGTAACACGCGAACCAATTAAAAATGAACAAGCGCGTGGACGTAAAACAGTTTGGCTGTACACGTATCACCAACAGAAATTGCCAATTGTTCATACAATCGTATGACAACAGAACCAATCGCCAAAATATGTAGGGATTGCGCTTATGCACAAACAAAGCAACATCATGGCGGTTATGCGTTTACATGTTTTGATTGCCGACAGCGTTTGTTGTTGGACGAGCCGTGTAAATTAATGCGGGAAACGTTGGCTAATATGCTGAGAAAATGGGGCGATGTACCCAATTGGAAAGTGGAACCAAATTGTGGTTGCATGAAATCTTGCAAGCGCAGACAATATCAAAAAAGGTAAATTTATGCCAATTAGCAAACAACCGGACGGATGGTATTGGGGTAGCAAAGGACCTTTTGACACCAAGCAAAAGGCTATACAAGTGGGTCAAGCGGCGCACGCATCGGGTTTTAAGGAAGCAGAAATGGATAACAAAGCAATTGGCACATTTGTTAGCACGTTGTTACATTCAGCAACAATTACACATTTGATGCATTTCAAAAGCAAATCGTATAGCGAACACGTTGCATTGGCGGCGTATTACGATGAAATACCTGAATTGGTTGATGGGTTGGTGGAATCAATCCAAGGTGCATACGAAACCATTATTGAACCTTACCCGTCCATGTTTGGAACCGGTGACGCTGGCGCATTGCCATATATGGTTAGCCTACGCAATTACGTGCGCGATTATCGCGAACAAATGCCACAGGACAGCGAAATCCAAAACGAAATTGACAGCATTGCCACATTGTTAAACCAAACTGTTTACAAATTAAAATTTTTGAAATAACACCATGAAACAAGACAATACAAAACTTGCGATTAAATACAAAAAAACAGCCGATTTAACCCCATACGCCAAAAATTCGCGCACGCATAGCGATACGCAAATTGCGCAATTAGTGGCAAGTCTACAAGAATTTGGCTTTACCAATCCCATTTTGTTGGATGGTGCAAATGGCATTATTGCGGGACATGGGCGTTTAAAAGCCGCGCAACAATTGGGCTATGAAACAGTGCCCACCATTGAATTGGGCAATATGACGGATGAACAACGCCGCGCATACATTATTGCTGACAACAAATTGGCTTTAAATGCGGGTTGGGACACCGAAATGCTTGCATTTGAAATTGAAAGCCTACAAGACGCGGGTTATGACCTTGGGCTGACGGGCTTTAATGCGGATGAATTAAAAGCGTTAAATTTCACCGACCCCGATGTGGATGAAGAT